TACAAATAAATCACCTTTTGCTCCTGTTGTTGTCAATACAGGTGCTACATCTCCTGTAAATTCATAGACTGCATTCCATGCTAAAGTATTTCCACCACCTGCGTCTTGAATAGCTAAAACAGAAATAAATTGACCTGCAACCCCATTTGATGCTGCACCCATTGTTCTATTATCTGTTAAAACTACTTTAGCAACAGGTTGTGTTGATGCGTTCCAAGTAATTGTTGAAGCATCAGTAAGTGCAATTTCAGGTGAATATGCACCCATACTTAATTTAATATTTGCGTTACTTACTTGTAGTCTTTCTACTCCACCTGTATCTAAAGCCAAAGTATCACCTGATGCTCTACGCATACCTGTTCCTGTATTACCTGTAAAAGTATATTGAACATTTCCTGCTGTTTGGTCACCTGCTTTATCTTTAATAATTGGATTACCTGTTGCAGTTCCACCAATTTGTACATCTGATGAAGTTGATACTGCACCTGTCATAACAATACTGCCTGTGCCTTTTGTTGTAATAGCTAAACCGACATTTGTATCACTACCATTAGATGATAATATTGGACTATTATTTGTACTATTATTAGTTATTTCTGCATAATTGACTGCTGATGCTGTTGTTTGGAAAATTAATTGTTCATTATTATTTTCATCTAAAACACCATGAGCATCATCTATAACTATATTTTGTGAATTAGTATCTAAATTACCACCTAATTGTGGTGAAGTATCACCTACAATATCAAAACCTGTTACAACACTATCAATAAAATTAATTGTATTTGCTGAAGTATCTATAGTGGCTACTGATATATCTTGTGCACCATCAAAAAACTTTATCCCTAAAGAATTACTTGCTGAATTAGTTGTATCTAACCACATTGTGCCGATTGCTGCTGAAGCAGGTCTTGAAGTGCCTGAGTGCATTGTATTTAATGCTGCTAAAATATTATTTAATTCAGTTCTAAAAGCTGAAAAACCTTGATTTGCTATTGATACATCTGAAACTTGACTCATTTATTATCCTTTATACCTTTTAACTTGTACTTTTCAACCCATAACCATTAGCTACATAGTCGAATGTACGACTTATACCATTACCACTAGAATTTGTAAATGCAATATTAAAACCTGTTATAGTTTTACTACTTATTGTAAATGTATCTCCTGTTGCCATATTTTGTGCTGCAATACCAATTGCAGGTACTGCATGAAATCCATTTGTGAATGTGACTGTTTTTGTTCCTGTTCCACTTGCTACATCAGCACCACTATCAATTCTTTTTTCCATATCTACTGATATTGATATAGCTGAAACAAATGCTCTAGTTGCATTGTTTTTATTAGCAAGTCTTAATTTAAATTTAAAGTATCTGCCTTTATATGTAGATGTTGTATTAAATGGTTGAAATACAGTTGCATTATCTAATGAACTTGTGCTTGTTGCTATTTGTAATTGAGCAGTTGCATTAGTTGGGTCATTACCATCAAAAGGAGCAGGAGCATCATCAAAGGTAGCAACACCTCTACCACTATCAAATTGGTCATAAGGGTCTTCAATTTGGTCAATAGTTAAATTCTTTGTAAAAGATACATCATAAATACCTGTTAAAGACAAAGTTGAATTAAGAGTATAAAAACCTTCATTATCAATATTATTATCACCTGCACCTAAATCAAAAAAATTTGTAACACTATCAAAATTACCTGCTGTATCATCAAAATCACTTAATGTATCTAATACTAGAGATGGTGTTCCACTACTATCTGTTAAAGCTATATCATTATCAGAAGTACCTAATGTTATATCTTCATTTATAGTAATTACAGGAACAAAACTTTGTAATGAACTTATATTAGAAAAAATTATTGTTTCGTTATTACTTTCATTACCTAATTTATCAACTGCTTTAATTAAATATGCACCTGTTCTAGCATTAGTGGTTATGGTTGTTCCTGATGAACGTGGTACTTGTAACCAATTAACAGATTTATTCCATTGTGAGCCACTTGTTACATTTTGGTATCTAATTTCATAATAAGCAATATCTAAGTCTGTGTTTGCGTCCCAATTTAATTGCATTTGACTAGAGCCTTGCATATTAACTGAAAAGTTTTGCACATCTGAAGGTGGCTCTGTTGCTCCTACAATAGTTCTATTTGCACTCGTATATGCTGAACTAACTCCTAATGCGTTTATAGATTTAATTCTTACATTATAAATTCCACCATCTATAACATTAAGCATTTCATAATTTAAATTAGAACCTACTACTAAAATTTTATAATCACTTTCTGTACTTAATTTAACTTCTACTTGATATTGTACTGTGAATTTATCTACACTTGCACCTACCAATATATTTAATCTTGTTAAAACAACACCCTCTGAATATTCAATTAATTCATCAGTTAATGTAACACTTGCAGGTGCTGTAACAGAATAAGGATTAGGAAAAGTAGTATCAGGAATATCATCTACTTCTGATTTAGCTGTGAATGTATACCAACTTTCTTGATGTTCTGTTAATGATAATCCTACTGTAAAGTTTGAATTTAAAGATATGCCATTAACTCTAAACGGCTTATTACTAAATCCTGTAATGGGGTGGGTTAGATTAACAATATCACCTATGGCTAAATCTAATGCTTCATAATTAGCTGTTAAATCAACTGCTAAATTATTTCTTGACCTGTTTAAAACTATCTCTGCAAATTCTAATGCCTGATAAGGACTTGTAATAGTAGGGATATCAATAGTACCTTCTTGTAAGAAACCACCATCAGCAGTTTTTAATGTTTGGTGGTCACTATCTGCTTCAGGATAAACAATAGTATCAGCTTGGTAATTCTTTAATGGATTAATAAATGAAGCTGAAACCCTATTAAAATTTTCATTCTTTCTTTGTGATTGAACTTTCATACCACCTATAATTGTATCGGTTGTTAATGTTATTGCTGCACTTCCTGTTGTTTCAATAATCAATTTATATTTACCTTGTGTATAAGGTAAGAAACCTCTCATGCCTTTGACTAGAATTTTAACATTATCTAAAATTTTTCTTGATGTATCTAAGACTGCATTACAATCAAATAAGTTAATTTGGTCTGCACCTGAATAGGGTGTGACTTGGGTTGTTGCAACTGTACTAGCAGTATAAAAACTTGGAATATCAATATCAGCAATAGCAATACCTTTTCCATATCTTGTATTGGTTAAGTAATCTAATAAACACCATGCAGGGTTTGATGAAAATGCTGCCGTTTGTGCTTGTGAACTTGAATTATATGCTACTAATTTTTTACCTTGAACTACTGCTTGTATTTTTGGTACACCACCAAATTTATCTTGATTCCATTCTAATTTAAAAGCTATATATGCAATTCCTGATAATTTATGATTACTTCCCCAACTACTAAGTCCTGTTAATAGTGATGCTGCTGATTGTCCATCAGTACCAAAAAAAGGTTGCACTTGTATATTAGTTCCAAACCTAGAGTCATTAGAAGTTATAGTTGAGCCATTAGCAATAGAAGCACCGAATGTAACTGCATCATCATCAAATAAAATACTTGTAATGCCATTGATTTCACCTTCAGCTAATACTAAAACTCCATAGAGATATTGGTTATCTGCTCCTGAAGTCTCTAAAAAAACTCTTGTTCCACCAACTAATCGTGTTCCATAAATAACAGGTATATTTGAGTTATTAGATTGCTTATTAAGTAATACACCTTGTGCTTCTTTATTGGCTGCTGAATTACCGAAATCAGGTATATCAGGCATAGAAATAAACCAAGATATAAACTTGGTAAATACTTTGGTAATTGAATCTACTATATCACCCATGCCAATACTCCTTTGTTATAAAACTTTTTTCCTTTATATCTTTATCTTTAACTCTTAGCCATTGTAATTTTCTATTTAAACCAAAATGGTTAATAGCTTCCTTTTTTAACCATTTAGAAAATAGTTTAGTTTCAAAACTAAGATAATTAATTATCCATATATTTTTACCACAATTCCATTCAAATCTATTAATAATTGCTGTTTCCATGAATTTATTTTGTACATTATTATTAAGATATGCCCAATTAATAAAACCTACAATTTTATCTTTATCTTTTAATATTTGATATTGGTTATTCTCATAGCATGGGAGTAAATGGTGAATAATATCTATATCGTCTATATCTTTGTATTTATCAAATAATTTATAATAAGGAACAACCTCATCAATCATTTCCTTCCCCATAATACGTCATTAACAGTTAGTGCTGCAAACTCCATACCAACATCTGTACTAAAATATTTTTGCTGACTTCCTGTATTTGTTTGTCTGCCACCAATACGACTAAAGTCTGAAAAGTGTGAAGTACAAGATAGACTCATTGTTCCTGAATTTGTATTAATACTAAAACTTTCTATATAACCTCTATCAAAGTTAAATGTATCTATTAAAACATCTGAGCCATTTAATAAGCCTACATCAATCGTGACTTCATCATTAGAAACATTGTTATTTAATACTGCTGCCACATAAGTGTTATCAACTGATGATAATGAGATTTGAAAGTTTGCTACATTAATCTCTGAACTTTCTGACTTACTTGATATCTTTAATAAATGACCACTAGAAGTAAAGGTATTACCACCACTTACTATATTTTTATAATGATTGGTTAATCTTACGACAGTAGCAAATCCTATTGTTAATAATATAATTGGCTTGACAGATTGTTTGGCAAATTCTGTTTTGAGGTCACTCGATAATCCTCTTGCCATTATAGAGCCTCAATAAAATCTAATTCGAATGTGTATTGGTCTATTACACTTGTTTTAAATTGTTGAACATCATTTGATAATCTAACTGTAAATTGTACACCATCATAAGTTACTGCTTCATTATTAGCCAAATTACTTCTTGAAGGTGGCTCAATAGTTAAAGTTGCATCATTACTTCCGTCTGCTGTTACATCAGCAACAACCATATAAACCTTAGTATGATTAGCGAACTTAACAAAATCTCCTGCTTTTAATGTACCTGTCATAGCATCTACTGTAATAGTAGTATCACCTGCTGTATGCGCACCATCAACTAAAACTGTTCCTGATACATTACCTTTAGCATTTTTTAAATCAGGTAAAGATACTTGAAATGTATTCTGTTGACTTCTTTGTTTCATAATAAAAGCTAATACAGGAGAAAATGTTTCTCTTGTCATTGTTGGATAAGAAGCTGTAAAAGAAAATCTTTGACCATCAATTTGTGTGCTAAACATTTTACCACTATCAGTTGTTGAGGTAATAGTTTTCTGCTCACTTGTAAAACCTACTGATTTAAATTCAGGTGAGGTTGGTAATGTTCCACTCATACTAAGGCTTCCTTCCCTTGACTATTTAAAGCATCATTTATTACATTAACTATTGTTGCTCTGCGTTTAATTAATAATTCATCAAATCCTTGTGTATCATTGGCATTAATAATTACATTAATAGTTTGACCACCACCTACTTTATCATTAGGTATTATTGTTCCTGATTGATTGGGTTGGAATAATTCAGGTCCTTGTTCGCCCACCAAATAAGGAGTACCACCTGTAACTTGTCCACCTGTTCTTCTTCCTGTATATTGTTGTGAAGCTATTGATGCGACTTGTGCAATACCTAAAGCACCAATCATTACAGCAAAAGGTATACCAATTGGACCCATAGCTAAAGCCTTAGTAATTCCTGCAGCAGTATCCATAACAGCATCTTTAATTCTAAAGGCTTTGTTTAATGCAAACATTTCTTTATTATGTTGTGCTAAACCATCTAAGGCAGACCTCATTCCTGCTTTAGCAATTTCTTTTTTTTGACCTTCTGCTAAATCTGTTAAATCTACATCTTTAACTTTTCCTGTCTTAGCTAAATCAAGCTGTTTTTGAAAATGTTTGGCTCTCATTTCACTTTCTTTTTGTTGAATTGATTCTAAATCTTTTAAATATTGTTCTTCCATAGTTATTTTCAAATCATACAATTCCATTACTTGGTCGTTTGTAAGGTTTTTTGTAGTTTCCAAAAAGTTTTGTATAATTTCTAATTCTTCTACATATTTAGCTTGAAGTTGTTCAATTTCTGTTCTGTGATTTCCTATTATTCTATCAATATCTTTACTATAAGAAGCTGCTTCTATTTCCTCTATTATACTACTAAAACTTTCTCTTTGTCGTATTTCTTCACCATAATGAAATCTTCTCAAATCATTAATTGCTATTAATTGTTCTTCTATTTTTTTAATTTCTAAATCTAGTTTACTAGTATCTACTGTAGAAGTAGTAACACCAAAATCATCTCTACCTACTTCTAATCCTGTATCACCTAGTGCATCTTTTTTTTGTTTTCTTAATAATTCTAATTCTAATCCAAGTTGTTTTGCAGCAAATACAGCACTATCAAAATCAGTTACAGTACCTACTAATGCTCCATCTGATAATTCATCTTTAAAATTTCTAAATTTAATTGTTAATAAAGTCATAGCACCAATGAAAATAGATATACCACCAAAGATAATGTTTGCTTTTGATGCTGCATTAAATCCTATCATTGCAACTTTCATACTAGTAATTGAAGTTGCTATACCCATAAATGCTTTTGCAACTTTTAAAGCTATAATCCCTCCAAATATCCCAAATATTATATCTGCATTATCTGCTAGTGTTTTAAAACCTTTACTAACTGCAACAACTGCTCTTGCTAAACCAATACCTATTTTCTTTGCAAGTTGGTCTATTACTGCTGAATTTTCTTCTAATGTATTATTTAAACTACCAAATTGTCTTTTAATTTCAGGAAAGAAACCTGCTTCTGCAATCGTCTTTTGGAAATTAAAAACTTTATCACCTATCATTGACAAAGTTCCTTCAAATGTTTCTGCTAGTGCATCTGTTGCTCCTGAAAATCTTCCTCCATTTGAAAACACTTCTTCAAACTTTGCTATAGTTTCTTCTACTGAAACTCTTGCACCTGCTTTAAATCCTAATAAAGCATTTA